ATTATAGCAAAGTATGGTAAGAAAGCATATAATGCCGCTAAAAAAAGATATACGCAAGGATGGAAAGAAAATTTATCGGATAAGATTATTGAAACTGTACCAGAACAAGCAATAGGAGTTGGAGGAGTAGGAATAGGATTAGAAAAGGCAAATAAAGCGGCAATAAGATATTTAGAAAATAAAAGAATAAAAAAAGAAGATAAAAAGCAAAGAGGCCCTAGAGATGAAAAAAGATATGGGGGTAAAACTAAATCAAAATACAGCAAAGGTGGCGGTGTTAGAGCTACTAAATATAAAATATAATTATGCCCGAAATAAAAATAAAAAAGAAACCATTATCACCTGCACAAAAGAAAAAAGATGCGGCAATAATGAAAGCCGAAGAGGCTAGACGTAAACGTGTAAAAGATAAATTAAGAAAAGATGCGGCTAAGTCGTACTATAGTTCTGTAAAAGGATATAAAGGCAAGGGTGGTGGACAGAACACTAAAGCAAAAAGCTATACAGAAAAAATGGCTGATAAAAAAAGGATGGAGATTAGAGAAGCGGCTAGAGGCAATATGACTTTACAACAATCTAAAGTAACAGGTAGATTAGTTAATTTAAATAAGGAATTAAAAAAAATACAAAAACAAATACAGACTTTATCAAAAGGCAGAAAGTAATTGCCTTTCAAATCAGAAAAGCAAAAAAAGTTTCTCTTTGCTAATAAACCTAAATTAGCTAAGAGATGGTCAGAAAAATATAACAAAGGAGCAACAGTGAAGAAAAAATCAAAAATAGGATATAAAGCAGGGGAGAGTGTTAAAAAAAAATGGACTCCTTTAGATTTAGATGCCTTATTAATAAAAAGAAAGAAAATTGACGCCCAAATTGAAATGGCTAAAAAACGAAAATGGATTAAAGGTAGACCAAGCGGAGTTCAGCTAACAGGAAGTAAAAAATACGTTAAAAAAGGTGGAAAAGTTTAATTTATTTAATACTAATGCGTATTACAGCAATAGATATGGATGGATAATGAAAAATAACCCAAACGATTGTAAAAATTGTAAAACGTGTGGACATGAATGTCATTGTTCTAATGGTGGCTCCTGCTGTGGTGAACAATGTGAATGTAAATGTTGTGAACATAATGAAGAGTAAATTAAATTGTATAGGTTATCCTCACGATGACCCATATGGACTAATAGCAGCTTTTAAAAAAACATTTGGATTTAATAAAGAAAAAAAAGATGAATCAAATACTCCCAAACCGAAAAAAAGAATTAACCCAAAAGCAAGAAAAATTTCTAGACGTTCTCTTTAACAATGGAGGACAGGTGATGTCTGCTATTGAAGAAGCAGGGTACAGCCCAGATTCTAGAGGGTGGTTAATGAAGTCTGTAAAAGATGAAATTATAGATAGAGCTAAAACACAATTAGCAGGTTCTTCTGTAAAAGCAATAAATAGATTAAGTGAAGGTTTAGACGCAGATGGAACAATACCATCTGGACAAATGGATGTTAGAATGAAAGCAGCTTCTGAGATTTTAGACAGAGCAGGGATTAGTAAACGTCAGGAAGTTAGTGTTAGTGGTCAAGTATTACATGGTGTAGTTATGTTACCGGCTAAAGATAAAATTAAAACTATAGGAGAAAATTAAATGGGAAGTCCATATCAAGTATCAAAAGTTAATAAAGAAAAAGCTAATCGAATAGCTAGAAAATGGATGAATCGAACTCAAAAAGGTATGAGGATTGATGATTTTATTAAACAAGAAGTATACGGACAAGGTTTTACTGGAATAAAAAATATGGTTAAAGCTATAATTGGGGGAACAGGTGCTGCTATTGAAACAAAATTATCCAAAAAATTAAAACCAACTAAATATGCTGATTCTAAAAAGGTAAAACAAAAAAAGAAGAAATAATGAATGACAAGACGATACAATTTCAGTTTAGCTCAGAAGGCAAGGATTGAAGCTAGACGTAAATTAAGAGAAAAACAAAAAAAAGCAGACAGATTAGCAAAGAAATTAGCTAATGAACGTCAAAGAACAAAAGAATTAAAAGAAAACCTTAAAAGAGTTGATGCAATCAACAGAAAAGGCGGTGCTATAACAGATGATATACTGGATAAAGTACCAAAATCAGTTAAAAAGTCAGTAGAAGACCAAGCTGAAGTAGTTTTTATGCCTAATGAAGGCCCACAAACTAAATTTTTAGCTTCTCCAGAGAAAGAAGTATTGTATGGAGGTGCTGCGGGTGGTGGAAAATCATTTGCATTACTAGTTGACTTACTTAGATACTGTCATAATCCAAATCATAGGGCATTATTACTAAGAAGAACATTAGCTGAACTAACAGAATTAATAGACAGCAGCCGAAAACTCTATGCAAAAGCATTTCCGGGTGCTATTTTTAAAGAATCAAAAAGTACATGGCATTTTCCATCTGGTGCAACAGCATTATTCTCATATGTGGATAAAGACAGCGATGTAACAAGGTATCAAGGACAAGCATTTACTTGGATTGGTATTGATGAGTTAGGACATTATCCAACTCCCTATGTTTGGAACTACTTACGTTCACGTTTACGTAGTACAGATAAAAGTATTGATACATATATGAGAGCTTCTTCTAATCCCGGTGGTGTAGGAGGATGGTGGATAAAGAAAATGTTTGTAGACCCGATATTACCGGGTGAACCATTTTATGCTACAGACATAGACACAGGTGACGTTTTAAAATTTGGTAGATATCACGAAAAAGCAGGTAAACCTTTATTTCAAAGAAAGTTTATACCTGCACGATTAACGGATAATCCTTACTTGGCTGAATCTGGTGAATATGAAGCAATGCTTTCATCATTACCTGAAGTAGAAAGAAAGAGATTATTAGATGGTGACTGGGATGTTGCAGAAGGGGCAGCATTTCCAGAGTTCAGTAAAGTTATACACGTTATTGAACCTTATGAATTACCCAACAATTGGATAAGAATACGTTCTGCTGATTATGGTTATTCCTCACCAAGTTGTGTCCTTTGGGGTGCAGTTGATTGGGATGGAAATATAATTATATACAGAGAACTATATCAGAGTGGACTTACGGGTGAACAACTTGCAAATAGAATAAATGACTTAGAGGTTTATGACCCACCAATGCACACTTCTGTATTAGATGCTAGTTGTTGGAGTAAATCAGGTATTGGCCCTAGTATTGCTGATAGCATTATTAGAGCCGGTATACGTTTTGTACCATCAAATAGAGATAGAATAAGTGGTAAAGTAGAACTACATAGACGATTGTCTATACGAGAAAAAACAGGTGAACCACAATTAAAAATATTTTCTAATTGTATAAATTTAATTAGAACATTACCAACAATACCTTATGCAAAAAATAATGCAGAGGATGTTGATACAAAAACAGATGACCATGCTTACGATGCTTTACGTTATATGGTTATGACAAGACAGACAGGTGAACGGCAAAGAGCCAATTACAGATTAAATAAATTAAAAGCAGAAACATATGAACCAGTTGACAGGATTTTTGGATATTAATAGGTACGATGTAGGTGACAAGGTTATAAAACCTAAGTTATCTGATATTGCAGAAGGTAATCTTACAATAGAACAGGCTTTTGATTTACAAATTGAAGATTTACAAAGTAATATAAAAGGTAAAGATATAAAACAACAAAGAACTATTAGAAAAAATATTAATGATTTAAAAAGAAGTAAAACTCGTGTTTTAGATACTATAGATGGTTCAACAACTATAAAAAGTTTAAATAATGTAGATTCTATACAAGATTTATTAACTAATGCATCTAGTAATGAATGGTATACAAAAGGAAAAGGTGCAGGAGCACGAAATTTTTATAGAGATATAAGTCGTGTTGTATCTTACAGTATTGGTAAAGAAAATAATAAATTTATAACATTTAAAAATCTTCAAAAAGGTAAAGTTTTTGAAAATGCTATTAAATATACTGCAGATGTAGCGGAAAGAGCAGTTGTATTTAATAATGAAATATTTAAAACTGTTGTACAAAGTTTAGATAATATTGATGATTTACAATTAGATAATATTCCTAAAGGTAGCACTAGTAGATTTGGTAAAGTAATTGCCTTAACAGGTATGCGACCAGAATATTTAGCTGAATTAAAATGGGACGATATTGATTTTAAAAATGGTACTATTAAATATAAAGATTTTAAAGTACCGGGGAAACCTAAAATTACAACTGTTTCTGTTAATAAAACAGCATTAGCAATATT